CCTCAAAACTCATAACACCCGACTTTCCATTATTGCTAAGGGCTTTTTGTATAGTCTTATCAAATACGGTAATTGATTGAGATGGTAAATTTAATAATTTAGCCATTCTACCAGCAAACTGGTCTGATATTGCAGATACAGTTCCACCACCATCAATTATTTGAGCCACATTAGGATAAAAACTTTTAGCCATATTCCTAATAGCCTGTTGTTGTGAATCTAATCTACCAGTAGTAAGTGTTCCACCTTGAACCATACCACTAAGAACTTGATTAAATGCTTCACGATTAGATAATTGTATTCCATATTGAGTTGCATAATCTTTAAGACTAGATACTGATTGACTTAGTGCACCAGTACCTGAGCCTATTTGCTCATCAGTTAAACTTAATACAGATGATTTAACCGTATCAAAGGCAATCTGTCTATAATCATCTTCTGATAAAGTAGAACCACTAACTCTTTCTACTCCACCTACATCTTTTCTTGTTACAATTGCTAACTTTTCTGCTGCTTTAATTTTATTAAAGAATGCTTTTTTCTCTTCAGTAGTGGCTGGACGGTCTAGTAATTGCTGCATGAATATATTTATTCTTTCACCAGCATCTGCTTCTGTGCTGGCTACGCCAGTTTTAGTAGGACCACCCAAACCAGCAGATTGTCTAGCCATTGTCCAATCATAAAATGGAGTTAGTTTAGTTTTTTTGTCTATTAAGAAAGAATCTACTTGCTCTACAGATTGAGTAGAACCAGCCCTTAAAAGAGCAGTGGTAAAAGAATTACTATCTTTAGTTGTATATGCTGTTTTATCTAAAAATCCAGAATCAAATAATTTTTTTCTAATTGCTTCTATCTTACTGCCAGGGTTATCTTTTTTAATTTGAGCAATATATTGACTGGCTGTATGAACATCAAATAATTTACCATCTGGATATACGTATAAAAAGTATTGAACAGTTTGGTCGCCACCTCTTTTAACAATCTGACGATATCTACCAGACTGGTCAAAGGTAATTTGATAGTCACCATCAGCACCAAAAAATTTATTTAGGTCAGCATAGTCTTGTGACTTCTGTTGTGCTTCTACTTCAAATGGACGGTCACCCATACTACTCCTCCTGTGCTCTTGCTGTTACAACATCTCTAGAGTATGAGTTTAATAGTGAACGGAAAATCAAACGATTTGCCTCTCTAATCTCTGGGTATGTTTTACTGTACTCTTCAATTATCTTATTAATACTTTCTTTCTTTGAAGCCTTTGTATCTGCAAAATCAAAACGTTTAGACAGTTCTAAATCTTGAGCAAGGGATAAAAATTGCTTAACCTCAGATACAACTAACTGCATAGCAGCCCTTGAGCGTTTATCTATAGGAGTATTTTTACTAGAAACTATCTCTGATAACTGTATAAATTTACTTTCTAATTCTCCTTGGTTATCTATACCACCCATAATCTCTGCCTTTAAGTATGGGTTAGAGTTCAACATACCTTTACGGCTTTGCTTTGCCTGGTAGATAATCTCTCTACGTAGGTCAATATCAGCAGTCTTTGCTAATTCAGCCTTTTCATTATCTTCAATTGCAAAGTAGATATCACGGTCTTCGGCTAACTGAATATCTTTTAAATAACTCTTTAAGAATTTATTGTATTCTGTTTTTCCTTTTGGAAACTGAAGAATACCTTCTGATTCCATCCAGTTATAAACATCTGAGTTATACTCACCCATTCTTGGAGCAAATATAAATGCTGTCTCGCCATAGGTATCTACAAAGTTAGGATTATTAACAACCCAGTTTTTTACTTCCTCAGTTTTGTTAATAAATACTTTCATTCCAGGAGTATTCCTAGGTACAATGTATGCTAACTTACCTGGATTTTTTCCTATAAATGTAGCCAATGCTAAGTCAAATGCATCTGTTGCATTCTCTGAATCATTGCGAAGAATACTGTTATAGATATCCCAGAACTCTGCTTTAAATGAGGTAATACCTACATTCTTCATATAGTCTGGCAAACCTTTTGTATCACGCAATGCTGGATATCCTGGGGATATTTGACCCAATCCATTACGAGCAAATATAATTCCGTTTGCTGCAATCTTAAGATTATCTAAATATCTACCTTCTTCTTCTGTTGTGGCATTTTCAGATATTCCATATCCATATGCTTGGAAATATGATATTGCCTGTAATACGGCTGTAGATTTTTGTCTATCTAATTCTGTAGGAGAAAGAGTAGTCCAAATTGTTGAACCTAGTAAAGGCAATATTGCCTCACGTAAATCTAGATTTTTACCAATGTTACCAAGAGCAATATTATTAACCAAGTCTGCTGCTTTGCTAGCCTCTGGAGATATCTTATCTTTGATACCACTAGGTATTAGTGGTAGTTCACGTAAGAAAGATTTCAAACTTAATAAAAGAACCGCTGCTACTGGACCACTAAATGCTGGTTGGCCTGCATCTGGAGCAAAGGATGGATTAATTAACCTTAACTTAATAGCAAAGTCATTAAAACTTGGAACTTTAAAATCATCAGGTCCACCTAATTTTCTTATTGCTGGATTAATAGCAGAGTTAACAATAATATCTGTAGGGATAGATACATATATATCACCTTTGTCATCTTCAAATACATCGCCACTTGCTTGTAAACCTGTATGTAATAATCTCAAACGATATAAAGTCTGTAATGGTTTCTTTGTATACAACCTATACATTCTGCGATAAAAGTCTTCAGTTGCTCTATAGAAACGACCTATGGTACGAACAGATACTGCAAGATTGCTCTTAACATTAGGGTTATCTGCATAAGTTATTAACTCATTAACCGCACCATTCCAGGCTAATTCAACTCTTTGCTTTTCTGCCTGAGCCTTAGCAAATTTTGTTGCCTTAGCATCTGATATCAACTTGTTATCTTCTTTAATAACTTTTTTATATTGGTCTACTAATTTCTTTTCATATGGTGCAAGATTGTCCATATATCTGTCATAAGTAATCCATAAAGCAGGTTGACGGAATAGACCAGTTACTTGTGCATCCATTACTTCCATAGCCCAGTTTTGGAATTTACCTAATATTTCAAAGGTTCCATTAACATCTCTTAGGCCATCAAGGTCTATATCTGAATCACCAGTATAAACTAAACGTGTATTAATCTGTCCACTTGTAGGGCGGAATCCCTTAGTAAGACTAATAAACTCTTCTTCGGTTAACGAAGCAGAGGCTTTAGACCAAGCAGACTTAATTATTTTTTTAGGTTTTTGTATTACACCAGTACGAGGTTGAGTTCCTGTATGAAAAATTGTATATTTAGCATCAATTTTATTTAATAAATCGTGAAATTGGCTATCAACATTTGGCATATCTCCAACAACAAATTTAGCACCAGCAGCATTTGCATCAATAATATTTCTAACAGTTTCTGGCCGTAATTCTTTATTGGCTAACTTACCATTTCTAGCAAGCATAATTGTTTTTCCAGATAAATCGCCAGTTGCTGGTCCAAGTCTTAATAAACTTGTTTCACTAGAAGTTTTTCCAATACCATCTGGAACAGCATTTATTATTTTTTTCTGAGCATCTAAATCAACAAGTTCAACTATTGCTGCATTTGATTGAGAACGCATAGCAATATCTTTTGCATCTCCAAGTGGTGTTCCTTTTCCAGCATTTCCACCTGAAATTGATTTAGAACTGGCTAATGAACCATACAATCCTTGATGACGTTCTACAATTGCATCATATAATTTTTGATTGTATGAATTTGGTCCACCATGAAACGTATTATATAAATCAACCAACATATTATCTATATGTATACGAGCAATGTCCGCTTCTGTTGAACCTTGCTGACGATAATAAACAGTTGTGCTAAATTCTTTGTTAAAGGCTTTTACTTTTTTAGGATTAAAAGCATCAAATGTATTTAAATCTAAATCAGCCCGCACTCCAACCTGGTCTAATAGGTCTCTTCTGGCTAATTCAAAATCTCCACCAGTCTTTAAGGCATTATGTCTGAAGAATGGAGCAACTGGGCTTACGTATTGTTCCTCTCCTACAGTTTTTCCATTGTAAGAAAAGCGAATACTAAAGTTATCAAAGTGAGCAATTGCTATTTCTAATTCATTTAACTCTTTAATATCAATTGCTCTGTATTTTTTAGATGCTTTTAGGCCATTAGCCTCATACATCTTGGTTAAATTAGACGGAGTAAACTGAGCATTAATAAATTCTTTATCTACTCTTGAAGAAATGCTAGTTTTTGCACCCAAAGAATTAGCAATTGAATTAACAGCAGAAGGATTATTTTTTATTAATAAACGAATATTATCTATTGTACTTTTTGGTAGTTGTTTTCCAACAATATCGTTAAATCTATCAACTAATCCTACACGAATCTGTTCTTGCATAACTTGCTCTGGTGTAACATTATATTTTGCGGCAAGTTCTTCTACAACTTCTACACGTTTTTCAAATGGAATTTTTTTAGTAATATCCATTTTAGGAAACATTTTGTATAATGCACGCTTGTAACCAATAGCAGATTTAGAACCACTAAGCGTACTAAGTGCTTTTACTTCTTGACGGCCACCAAAAGCAAATTTAATTAAATCTTCTTTAGGTGCGGTTAAGAAATAAAAGAAACCTTCATCAATACTAGTTCTTATACCTAGGCGTGGAAACAAGGTAAATGATGCCCAGAAGTTTGTCCAAGCACGGGTAATAAAATTTTTAGTTACACCACCAAAAGCAGTCATAAACGTAAGTTTTTCTTTACGATTAATAACACGTCCAACTTTAGCCATAGCAGCAGTTTCTGCTATATCCTCATATGGTAGTGGCGCTGTACCCTCTGCAGTTTGAGATAATTGAACTATACCTTTACTTGATTGTACTGGTATATCATTTTCTAAATTATAGGCTTCTCTGCTTACTCTACCAACAAAGTGTTGTGGCACTTCAGAACGAACTGTAGAATACATACCAGATTTCTCATTAAAGGTAGCATTCAAAATTTCTGACATTTGGTTCTTGCCATCAGGAACACCATGCAATCCTTGTTTTAGCATGTATCCATAAGAAAGATTACGGACTATTGTTCTCTGATACTCTTCGCTTTGATTTAAAAACTCAAAAACAATTGTATCTGCAAGGTCTCTTCTTACAACTTGAGCCGCTAAGTTACGAACTTCATCAGCCGTTTTAATAGCATCTTCACCATAAAGAATACGGCCTGGGCTTCTTATAACCATTTTACCAGCCTTGTGGAGAAGATTAACATCTTGTTCTAGTTTAATCAAGTCAGCCATTGCTGGATTAACTAAAATATCTCTTTCGTTGGATACTTTAGTAAGTATGTCCATTGCAGAACCAAGTCTTATATCATTTACACTTTCAGCAATTGATGAATTTTTAGCACTTGGATTAAATATTGCATCTGCTGTTCTATGGACTGAAGATGTAAGTGTTCTATAAGATTTAGATACGGGAATAGCATTTCTATAAAAAGATACTCCATCTACATTACCTTGTAATAGTAGATTTTTATCATCTACACCAACAAAAAATTTTCTAGCAGAATTAGCATCAAATGTTTGTGCTTTAGATAAAGCAAACATTACTTCAGTATTAGCCCATTCTGGGTACTGAGTTTTAACTGCACGGTAAACATCTGCTTTTTCTTGAGATGTCTTAGCATTAGCAAAGTTTCTTACTGCTGGACCTAGTTCGTCATCCCATAATTTAATTACATCTGGTTGTCTAAAGACAAAGTCCATACCTGCTGAAACATTACCACGTTCTGCCAAGAACTGATATTTGTCTCTTACTTTTTCGCCACGGCTTTTAATACCAATAAATCTTAATGCTTCTGAAGGTCTAGCCCTTACTCCTTCAATTCCTTTTGTTACGGCTTTAAGAGCAGTGCCTACTCCAGCCCAAGATAACGGGTCAATACCTATTTGATAAAAACCATCAATAGAACCAGAAACTACCTTTTGAGCCTCAAGTATACCTTCTTCTGTTGACATATCAATTCCTAAAGTTTTTAATAATCTTTCTGGAACTGTGTCAACTTTATTATTAATACGGTCTTTTATAGCCCTACCAGCAACATCTCTACCTGGGGATATTTGAGCATTCATTTTTACTTCTTCTAAAATTTTATTAAATTTTTTTGGCTCATCATTATAAAATTTAATTGCTTCAAGAATTTCAGCAGCAGGGCTGCCATAATCATCAATGGCTTCGCCAGGAGTTTTACCATCAATAGTAGAAGTAACTAAAGATACTACACCCTTACCATATTTTTGTTCAAACTCATCTATTCTGTCCCATTTAAAAGAGTTCTTACCATTATAACCATCTTTAATAACTTCTTTAGTAAATGGTATTTTTTGTTTTACTTGACGATAAATTGTAGGTGCAGTATTAATTACTTTACCATACACATCACCAGCACCAAAACCTAACAACAAAGGACTTGCTACACTTTTAACCACATTAGTTACACCACTAGCAAAGGCTTGAGTAGCCTTACCAAGTAATCCTTGTTCTGGTTCAAATATTTTTTTATCAGAAAAAAGATATCTAATATTATTTTGAAGAATTGGGTCTAATTCTAAAAATTGTTTTCTAGCCTGCTCTTCACTTAATCTCAACAAGTCTTTAGCCTTTTTATGACTGAAAGACATCTGCTCAATTATTTTCTGTTGCTCAGGTGGTAAGTTGGCAAGTACGGCAGCCTTATATAAATTTGGGCTAACCTCTGCTACTACAGGATTTAATGGTTTATAAGCCACTAGTAGCCTCTATCTTCTAGCATTCTGTAAATTAATTCAGAGTCTCCACTAGGGTCATACTGGGCAATGTTACTTAAAATTGAAAGTAATGTTGGTTCTGATGTAGGAAGATTTAACGAAGCAAAATTTGGACCTGCACCTCTATCAATACCACTTGTTATTGGCTCTGCAGCACGTCTTGTTGATGCAGTAAATGGAACTATCTCTTCCATACTACCTAAATTTAAATTTGTTTTTGGTATTGTATTACCAGCCATAGGTGCTGCTACTTGGTTGTTATAAGTTTCTTGTCCTTGTCCATATGGTAATCCTGGAATGTAAGTTGCAGGTTGTGTTGGACCCCCGTCAGTGCGTTGACTAAGAGCGCCAGGGCCTGATACTGGGGCTGGGTCATTCGGTTTTCTATATCCACCTTGCACTTTTCCTCCTACTTAGTAAATTGTGTTTTAACATTTGCAGTACCACCGCACCACACGTTGTATTCAATTGCTATATTAATTGCTTTCTTTGCTGCAGCAGATGCCTTAGCATGAGTTTTAGTTTCTAATCCCATTGCTACTAATGCACCAAGTGCTAAGGCTCCACCAGAACCTATTGCATATAAACCTTTATCATCTCGCATATATCCATAGTCATCGCTAACTTGATATAACCTGCCATTAAAACAAACTAATGCATCCCAACCTGAATCATCATCATTTTTTACTTTAGGGGCTGGTTCATATCCTGCTTCAGTTAGAGTTTGTTTTATAGATGGTAATATTCTAATCATCATAAATCTATCTGGCTCTTGCGTCTTAATTACTTTAGGTGGCTGCCATAGGTTATTAATAATATCTCCTACAATTGCATCACCTGCAACTGCAATTAAATATTCACCAACCTTGGTTATCTTATCGCAGCCTTTGGCTACGTATGGTCTATCTTGGTATGTAGTTAAAGTATCTGCGCCAAGTATTGCCCAGCCTTTACCTTGTATTCCAACTATTGCAGTCATGGTCCCCCTCTAAACTATCTTCTTACTACTGTCCTTGCACTAGCACTAGCCTGGCCACCCGCTGTTAAACTAGATAAAAGACTTTGTAATCCACCTTGTTGCGCCTGTGGAGGAATAGCGCCTCCTACTGGAGCAGCGGGAGCGGGGGACATTTGCTCAACCTGTGTAGCCCCAGTAGGAGGTAATTCTTCAGGTTTAAATATTTCCTCAATTGCATCCTCAATTGCTACACCTTTTTGACGGGCTTTGATTACATCTGAAATTTTTACAATGATATCAGATGGGTCCATTCCTTGTGTTGCCATTTGAGGTATCGCTTGAGTATACGCCCCTAATGCACCCAATAATGAGTTACGCATTTCTTCAATTTCAATTTTTTCTTGTTCTTGAGTTACATTAATACCAAATGGTAATTCACGCATAACCATGTCTTTAGAAATAATCTTAGCGCCTAATGCTTGTAGCATAAAAATAAGTCCCTGCGCTGGGTTAAGACCAGCAAGCATGCCATATCTAACATCGGCTGAATAATCTTTTTTAATATCTTTTGATGGTTTGTAATCAATGCTGTATGGAGAACCAGCATCTACGCCACGAACTGTTTTATCAAAGTCATAAAACTTCTCATCTACCTCAAAGCAGACTGAGATAACATCCTTAAGGGCTGAAGCAAAGATTGCTTGGGCAGACTTAACCTGTGTATCAAAACCACCCATAAGTGCTTGGACACCCTGACCAGTAATAATACTTGCATCAAGGTTGCCAGTACGTGACTCTGGGTAACGCGTACCAGTTCGCAACTCTTGTTGCAACAATGTTTGTTCAGTAAACGCACCATTAGGTATAGGCAGTTCAACACGGCGCACACCAGCAGGTGTATTGGTACGAATAATTGAATCGCCACCAAATTCAATTTCTTGAACATCCTGTGGAACAACAATTGGTGATTGAACAGATTTCTCTGCTGCCTCCATCGCAAGTAATGCGAACCTATTACGAAGCAGTTGGATACCTAGAACATCATCAAATTGTCCACGCATTTCACCATCAACGCTTGGACGTTTAGCAACAACAACCATCATCTTTCCAAGCGGATTAATTGCTTGTGACAGAATTAAATTGCTACGGCTAGGAACATAAATAACAGATTGGTCTTTGTCATAATAGCGAACAAAGTCAATCTTTGACATTAAGTTTTGTTCGTATCTGTCCTTACCTAAAAGTTCTATTTCATACTCTGGAAATTGAGATACCAACTCAGCAATTGATAGTTCATATCTTTTTGCAAAGGCAATGCAGCGTCCGTAGCGGTCAAACTCTGGGTAAGCCCCAATTGGACTTTCTACTCTAATTCGCGGCAGCCCTGCTTCTTCGTCTAATTCAATAATGAATGGGACGAAACCAAATGTGATGTAATGGTCTGCACCTGTGTACATCTGCACTTGTAAATCTGAGTGAGCAAAATAGTTAGAAGCAATACGAGTACGCTTGTCTGCGAAAGAACGGGCACGGTCACTTACTTGGTTAGCGGCTGAACAGTTAACTGCTGGTAGTGGTGCCATAACTTCTGACAAGTCACGGGCAACAATATCAATAAAGTTTGCAACTACGTTTGCGTCTACACCCTCTGGAAAAAATGCTGGATAGATAGATGATATTTTACCTTTACGGACGGCAAGCACATCTTGTGCCCTTGCATCTCTATCAGAGGCACGGTCTTTAAGAGAGTCTACTCTGGCTGCAATTTGTTGTATTGATAACAATATAATTCCTTATCCGTAAGTTTGTTGCCATTGCTCTGCAAAGGCTTCATCTAAATTAACTGAGTATCGTTTTTCTGTTTGTGCTCTGGTTGCCCAGCGGTTTCTTGCATATCTTTGCATGTTACCTGTCTGTACCATGAATTCCCTTGCTCTAAGCACGGTAAACCATAAAGCCATAACACAGTCAGTCTTTGCTCGAGTATTAGGCTTCCAAGTTATTAACTGTTGGATTAAAGCCTTCATACCCTCTGAGTGTTCCGTAGAGGGAAACTCAATAATGTTATTTTTTTGGAACTTATCATCTCGTAATGTTCCCATTAACATAGACATACCCGCTACACCAAAGTTAGTATCCCATTTGTTTTTATTGGTAAAGTGAGATTCTAAACGGCAGCCATATGCTGCTAACCAATTTCTTAAATTATCATCTAAAGCATAGGCTTTTTGATGAGCATTAATTTCTACTCGCAACTCTTGTGGCTTGTATTTATTTACTAACTCTTCAATAGCATCTTGAATTTTTTGCGGGGTAGGTTCTGACATATTAACGCAATCAAGAACATATATTTTGCTATCATGTCTGTTAAAAGTAGTTACCACAAACGCGGCATTCCCGCCCATTGCGGGGTCAAAACCAATAATGGTATACCCCTCAATGTGCGAGGGATGTCCTACGGCACCCGCTTTCAGCGGTCCGCGTTTGCGTTGCCCATTAATACAACCTTGAACAATAGATGGTGGAAATATAGAATCTTCTTGAACATCCTCTTGTTGGTAGACCAACGCCCATGTTGATGGTGTTACTTCGCTACGTCTTCTGAATAACGCTTTGCCGTCCCACTTTGGGAACAATCCCTCTTCGTCAGGTACCTCAGAGTCCCCATCCCACGGAGAGTCCGACTTAGGCCAGAGCGTTTTCCAATCCTGCGGCTTCTCCGAATATTCCAAAACAGCAGGCATGCCCATATAAGTAAAAGGGCTTTTGCCACCAGACCAATACTTGGTCTCTCGGATTTCTTTATAAAAGTCTTGTGGTGCAATTCTTGTCCCTACGATTAATAATTTGCCATTTTTACCCAAACGGGTAATTACCTCTTTTTGTAACCAGTTAATCTGTTTATCATACTCATGGGCATTGGCTGTAGTTATACAGTCATCAAGAATGATGAGGTCAGCCCTTGCTCCATAAATTTGTCCGCCCATACCAAGTGCTTGGATGGTAGGGTCTTTCTCGCTAGAATTTCTAGCATCGCTCCCAAGGTAAACGGTATCAACTCGCCAAGTATCTGAATCTTCTTTCCATCCACCTTCGGGGCCAAAAGTTGTTTGCAACTTTAGCCAACGTGGATGGGAGAGTCTCTGCTTAATAGCGTACACGAACTCACGTGCCTTGATTAACGTTTTAGAAACCACGATAATGCGGATGTTTGGATTGAGAGCGATACGGTATGTGGAGTAGTTTACGGTAATGACTGTGCTCTTAGCGTGCTCAGGGGGCACGTTAACCAAGAGACGGGCTGGGTCGCCCTTTTCGTAAACCACGCTAGGGTGGAGCCATGAAGGCTCCCTATCCTCTAGTAAGTCAATCCAATCCTGATGGTGGGGAAATACCCTTTGTTGTAAAAAAATCTGGGAGAATCTTGGGAAATCTATTTCCTCTTTAGGTATACCTAGGGCTGCAAGGGAAATATCCTTTGCGGTCTCCTTAGCCTTTGTCAGGTCAGAGGCAAATTTTTTATCTCTAAGAGACCAGATTCTTACAGTGTCGGGCTTCTTGCCCGACATCTGCATAGCCTTATGAACAGAGTGGCCTTCGGCCACAAGGGCTAGAACTTTAGCCTTTGCCTTTGCCATAGCCACAGTTTTGGGATTAATTTTGCCTTTGCTAAATGTCATCAGTCCTGTCCCGTTTTCATCAGTTGTAACAGTTCTTAGTTATAGTTTGTAACGCAAGCCCTTCAAGGGGCTTGCTACTGTAAAATAAAAAAGCCTCTATATATATATAACCTGTTCAAATGGCCAAAGCGAACGCTTTTGGCCAAAAATAATTTAAAATATTTTTTTAAAGTATGACAAAATAGGACAAAACAGGACAGCATGGGGATTAATACTTTGTACGGGAAAATCTTTTACGGAGATACATATACTGCTACGCTAGTGCATTAATAACCCTAGGGTCAAACTGTGTAACTAGTAGTCTATTGCTAGACCATACTGCACTGTACAGTAGGATGCGCCTTGGACAGCACTCTTCGGCGCCAAATAAATAAAAGATGGGCGCCTCAGTTAAAACAAAAACCTCAGTGGCTGGCGGGTGGTACCTGAAGCCGCTAGACCAATGGTCGTAATCCGTCCTATGATTTGAGGTCAAAGGAAACGCTCCCGCATTTGTTCCCTTTGCCCCGCAAATCAAAGGCGGACCAGACGGCGATACAATTCTTTAAAATTGATATCACCGTCTTTTACTCATGTCTCCTTTGATTATATCTTCATCAGCAAAATAGCAAGCGTGCTGTTACCATGATTCCTGTCACACCCTTCAGGCATGACAGTAATCACAGTAACAGCCAGTGCTTGCCATTTCAGTCACCATTAATCTATGACTGCCTGGCTAGCATGCTGATGACGGCTCTCGATTTTTCGCATTCAAGGCTTGGCAGGCTCAAGCCTTTCATAAGAGCGCTCAAAATAGGCTGGCAGGCTGAAGCCTGCGTAGCCATTGCTCGGCCTAAGATGTTTGGGCGTTGCCCTTAAAATTTAAGGGTGCGTATAGCAAAGGAGATAGTATGAACGAACAAACAGAAGAAATAATCATACAAAATCAACTTACCCTAATGAATGATTGTTTCCACTGCATACAACTTAATGAACTATGCCCTGACTGCCTCGAAGCAAAAGACGCCCGCGATGCAGTCATTGCACATCAGTTGGTTGATGATGAGATATATGACCACCCTATGATGAAACTCCAAGATGAGCCTTCGGCTCACGATTGGATTTCATCTGAAGTAGTCACATTCGTTTGCCCAAAAACTGGTGATAAAACCATTCGGAGTGAGTTCTTCGAACAATCCTCATGGTTAATTGACCGCATCTTCAATCTTGATGAGTCAATGGAACTATCAATACATGAGTGCATATGTCCAGTATGTCGCTACACAATCAACAAACACGCAGTGTGTCCTAACTGCAACTAACCAACCAAGGCGGTTCCCCTCCACAATGTGATAGGGGAAACCGCCCCAATCAAAACAAAGGAGATACACAAGTGAATACATTCACATACACAGAGTCAATCCTAAAAGGTATTCGTGATTACCAAACAGTAATCAAAGCCACGGTGGTTGACCGCAAAGACGAAGTTCTACCAGATGGTAACACTAAGTCTAAATTCGTAGCATCTCGTCAGATTACTATCACTGACCCAGTTTTGGTGGAATTCGCTCGCCAAAACTTCAATGCACTAGGTGAATACAAAGTCACCATCACTGGCTATGAAACCAGTACGTTCTCTGAAAAAAACCAGAAGTGGTACGATAACAAAATCGTTACCGACATAGCACTGGTGTAATCAAGTGGGTGGGCGGGCTTCGGCTCGCTCACCTGCTTTTTTTTACTTTTTTTGCAGCCCCGCTGTCGCTGCAGCGGTGCACTACAAGTCGAATAGGAGTATATATGTATCTAGACACAGGAACAATTATCGCAATAGTCATAGCATTACTTGCTTGTATCTTTACTATTATTTATTCTCTGTATATAATCAGAACACAAAATGAAATCATTCAAAGAAGTAACGATATGATTTCATTCAGACGCAAACAGGAAAGGTAGATAGCAATGAGAACATATGAAGAACTAAGTAAAATCAAAGAAGCATATGCCCTTGCTGCTATGGATATGCTTGATGTTTTTGATGAACTAATGACAACAGGTAGAATGTATGTAGAAGATGTGCCTACTGTTAATGACCTGATAAAAAACCAGGAGGAAAACAATGGATAGAATGGCTATACTTCAGGCTGAATATGCAAAGGCATTTATGCAGCCAACATTTAAAAATGTTCAAGAAAATAGAGTGCTACTAGAACTATTAGAAAATGCTATAAGTGAACAACGAGAGAAAGATGGGT